TCTTGGTTTGTAGGACATGTTGGGATCCCGATCAGCCGCAGTTGCAGTTGGGTATGTACCCTGTGGATGACCCACAAGGTCTGCGCGATCCGCGTCCCGATTCGAGCTACTACCAGTCTGGTAACACAGGCTTGCAGATTGTTTTGACCAACAGTTCTGCGCAAAATGCGGCGGGGTTGCCGTCTGAGGGTAGTAGGGTTTATCAGTGGGGCTGGAACCCTGTTGGCGGGTCGAGTAATTTTGATGAAGTTTTGACACCAAATTACTTGGTTTTAAACGTAGAAGTTGGTACAGTAACGATTGAAACGACATAAGGAGTCGAACATGGACAAGAAAGATTTAGCCCAAGACAAAAAGATGATTAAATCTGCTGTCGGTAAGCACGAAAAAAACATGCACCCCGGCAAGACGCCTACAAAGCTCAAGGCTGGTGGCAAGACTAATAGCGACATGCTCAAGTATGGCCGCAACATGGCTAAAGTAATGAACCAGCGTTCTGTTGGTCGTGGAGGCTAATCATGGCTGAATACAAACAACCCAAGTCTGCTCCCATTCAGACTGCTGGCGTGAGCGACAACAAGAAGTACATGCGCGAGGCTAACGTCTCTGTGGCTAACACCCACAGTAATGACTACCCCGGCGTGAAAACTTCCGGCATCAAGATTCGAGGCACAGGGTGCGCTACTAAAGGCACTATGGCACGAGGCCCAATGGCATGAATTACACGCAACTCAGCGCCGCTATTCAAGCGTACACGGAGAACACGGAAGCAGATTTCGTGGCTAATATTCCCGTGTTCGTTCAGCAAGCTGAGCAGCGTATATATAATTCCGTACAGTTCCCGTCTCTACGTAAGAATGTGACAGGTTCCACAACGGTGGATAATAAGTACGTATCGTGCCCGTCTGATTTTTTAGCAGTGTATTCGTTTGCTGTGGTAGATGGTACTTTTACCTCTGGTACGTACGAGTACCTGCTTAACAAAGACGTTAACTTTATCCGTCAGGCTTACCCTCAAGCAAATGACACAGGTTTGCCGCGCTACTACGCTTTGTTTGGCCCTCAGTCATCCAATGACGCCGAGTTGACTTTTATTCTAGGCCCAACACCCGACGCAAACTACAACGTTGAGTTGCATTACTACTATTACCCAGAGTCGATTGTTACAGCCACCACAACTTGGCTTGGTGACAACTTTGACTCTGTGTTGCTGTATGCTTCGCTTGTTGAGGCTTACACCTACATGAAGGGTGAAGCGGACATGATGCAGTTGTACAACCAGAAGTTCATGGAAGCGCTTGCATTGGCAAAACGTCTGGGCGATGGAATGGAGCGTCAGGACGCTTATCGTTCTGGTCAGTTCCGTCAGAAAGTAACCTGATATGTCATTGACCCAAGGCGCTACAAACACGTTTAAAGTTGGGCTGGCCAACGGCTCGTTCAGTTTTAGCAATACGGGCGATACGTCCTATAAGATCGCGCTGTACACCGGCGCGGCTTCTCTTGGCCCTGACACTACGGCGTATACATCTTCTGGCGAAGCGTCTGGTGGTAGCTATACGGCTGGCGGTTCGACCCTGACAATTACGCAAGTCCCGACGCTAGGTAACCAGACAGGCTCTACGGCGGCGGCTTATTGGTCGTTTGCCAACGTGACTTGGACGGGCACAATCACAGCCCGAGGCGCTTTAATTTACAAAGACTTGGGTAGTGGCAATACCGCCTCGGTTGCTGTGTTGGACTTTGGCTCAGACAAGACTTCTGCCAACACGTTTGTGGTGCAGTTCCCATCGTCTACGTACAGCACAGCTATTTTGAGGATCGCTTAATGTTTGCAACTGAATCTGCTGGTGAAATTGGTAACGTGCTAGTCCACAAGGTAGACCATCGTGGGTTCAACCCCGAAGAGCTTGCCGAGCAAGCATTAAACCGAATTATCTATGTCGGGGATCAGTCCCATCCGGCCATTCGCGATCAGGCGCAAGCTTTTCGTGAACACATCCGTGGTGTGTTGGTGTTCTACATGAAACGCGCAATTGAGTCGAACAACACGACTCTAGCTAACCGTCTCCGTGAAGCGGGGCATCCTGAACTTGTAACTCTATTGGAGATATAAAATGGCTATTACTATTACTACGGCAATGCCCACCAGCTTCAAGGTCGAAATCCTAAAAGCTGTCCACAACTTTACTACCACCACGGGCAACACATTTAAAATTGCGTTGTTTAAAGCTACAGCCGCTGGCTCTGGCACGTTTGGCGCGGCCACAACTAACTACTCTGACATGGGTACGGATCAGTTGGCTACGGCAACGGGCTACACACAGCCCGGTAACACATTGACTTCAGTGACCCCCGTTGCTGATGGCACGACTGCTGTTTGTGACTTTGCCGATACCACATGGACTTCTGCTACGTTTACAACTTGCGGCGCGTTGATTTACAACTCTTCAGCTTCTGGTGCAGCTTGCGCAGTCTTGAGCTTTAGCGGCGATCAACAGGTGAGTTCCGGTGACTTTACGATTCAGTTCCCCGTTGCTGCGGCAGCTACTGCGATCATTCGTATTGCGTAAGTGAGTCGAAGTGTCTTCATGGGGCGAATACGCTTGGGGTGACAACGGCTGGGGAGGCATAGGTAAAGTCCTGCCTCTTGATGGCTGGGGTAGTCAGGCGTGGGGTGAGTCTCCATGGGGCACGGGCAGTGTTTCTGTACAGGGTACGGGCGCTGTTGGAACGGTTGGGGTTTCGGTATCGGTTACGTTTATACCCACAGGCGTTTCTGCTACAGGTCAGATTGGCACAACCCTGCCAAAAGTTAACTTCACGCTCACGGGCGTGGTTGCTAACGGCTCGATTGGTGATGTAAGGGCTACAGTCGTTTTCACGCCAACAGGTGTGCAAGGTGTTGGGCAGATTGGTAACTTTGATGTCAACGTAAATGACTTCATCATACCGATTGGTGTTGAAGGTGTAGGCGCAATTGGTACGCCGCTCATTCGAGTGGGTAGAACGATTACGGTTACTGGAGTGCAGGGTGCAGGCGCTGTAGGTACTACAGTTCCGTATGTGCAGTTCACGCCTGCTGGTGTATTGGGTACGGGTAGTGTTGGTAGCGTTCAAATAAATGTGAGCGAAACCATCATACCAACGGGTATTGAAGGTATTGGTTCTGTTGGTAGCGTAACGCTTGTTTATAACGGCGGGGCAACACCAACAGGTGTGGTGGGTACGGGTAGTGTCGGAACAGCAATTGCACAGGTAATTAAAACCTTAATTGGCGTTCAAGGCACTGGACAGGTTGGTACAGTTTCAGTTAAAGTTAGTGACAGTGTTATCCCAGTCGGGGTGCAGGGTACTGGAGCGATTGGAACTGTATTTATTCGGGGGTGGACAGTGATTAACGATTCACAAACACCAAATTGGGCGGATGTGTCAACCACACAGAACCCCGGATGGACGGACATTCCAACATAGGAGTTTTAAATGGCAGCTACAACAGGACAACTAGGGCTAGTCACCCCAACACAAGGCACGCTCTCCGGTACGTGGGGCGATACCGTTAATAATGGTATTACTGAATACGTCAATATTGCTATTGCGGGCACATTATCTTTCTCTGGCGACGGCGCAGTCACTTTGGCTAACACCCTTGGCGATGCTTCAGCTTCTAACATCGGATCGACTACAGCGCAGTACATGGTGATTCGCGTTACCGGTACGCAGACAGTAGCTAAAGTTATCACGGCTCCAAGCTACAGCAAACTGTACATGGTAGATCACGCAGGCGCTACAAGCGCGGTGACTTTCAAAGCAGCGGGTCAGACTGGTGTGTCGATTGCGGTAGGCGAGAAGTGCTTTGTGTATTACAACGGCACCGACTACATCAAAATTTCCGGCACGCTTCCTACCGCTACAGTCCCCATCTCAAGCGGCGGTACAGGACAGACTACAGCTACGGCAGCGTTTGATGCGCTGGCTCCTACAACGACCCAAGGCGATACAATTTACTACAACGGCACAGATAACGTGCGGTTGGCTAAAGGTACGGCTGGTCAGGCATTGGTTATGAATAGCGGCGCTACAGCACCCGAATGGGGAACTGCTGGCATTTCAACAGGTAAATCCATCGCAATGGCGATGATCTTCGGGTTCTAAGGAGTCAACATGGCAAATCCAAACATTGTCAACGTCACGAGTATTTACGGTAACTCAGCATACGTTATTCCGTCAGATACTAACGCTTCAGTTGCATGGACATACAACGGTTCTACTTCGCTGACAGGTTTGACACCTTCGGCTAATACAGTAAACCGCGTGACCAGCATTGTGGTGGCTAACGTCACTTCATCTGCGGCAACTTGTACTGTGGCTATTTCAAACAATCCTACCTATGCAAGCGGTACAAAGTACTACATTGCATACCAAGTGAGCGTTCCCCCGAACACTTCCGTCATTGTTACCGACAAGACTTCATCGTTCTATGTGACTGAGAACCAGTCTGTAGGCGTGATTTCCGGTACAGGTAGCGCACTGAACTACACAGCCACATTTGAAGCAATCACCTAATAGGAGGCTACTATGTCTCTTGATAGAGTTGGCGGCATTCTTTCTGTCGGGCTTGACGGCATCAATTCACCTGTAACGCAGGTGGAGTACCTTGTCGTGGCTGGCGGGGGTGCTGGTGGAACACGAGGTGGTGGTGGCGGTGCTGGTGGTTTGTTATCTGCCACGGGTTATGCTGTAACTACAGGTTCTGCTATTACAATTACTATTGGTGCTGGCGGTGCTGGCGTTGTTTTAGACAATCGAGGTAATAACGGAACAAATTCCACAATTGTTGGTGGCACAACCATAACTACCACTGGCGGCGGTGGTGGGGGGTGTAACGGTACTCCTGCTGGTAGAGATGGTGGCTCTGGCGGGGGTGGTGGTTTTTCAGGCGTATCAGGCGCAGGTGGTGCTGGAACTGCGGGTCAAGGAAATAATGGCGGGGCTAATACAACTACTGGCCCATATCCTTCTGGTGCGGGTGGCGGTGCTGGCTCTGTAGGTGGTAGCGCTATTTCAAATGTGGCCCCCGGCAATGGTGGCACAGGTATTACTTCTTCTATATCAGGCTCACCAATTCAATACGCTGGCGGCGGCGGAGGCTCTTGGGGCAATGGTGGGCCTTTTGGATTAGGCGTTGCTGGTGGTGGCAATGGTGATAATGGAAATTCCATTACAACTACGACTGGTCTAGCAAATACAGGTGGCGGGGGTGGTGCATCCTATGGGGCTACATCAGGTGCTGGCGGCTCTGGCATCGTAATCCTACGCTACCCATCTTACTTAGCCCCTGCTACATCAACAACAGGCTCTCCTGAAATGTACGTTGCAGGCGCATGGCGCGTGTACAAGTTTGTTGCCTCTGGCACTATCACATTCTGAGGTTTTATGGCAAACGGTTTATTTAATCTCAAGCAAGTCATGCAAGCTGTTCAGCAAGGTGGATGGCCTGCTCAGAAAACTCCCGCAGTTGAATACCTAGTGGTTGCGGGTGGTGGTGGCGGTGGTTCTAACAATGGCGGTGGCGGTGGTGCGGGTGGTTTGTTGACGGGCATTGACCCTGTTCCTAACGGACAAACACTGCTTGTTACTGTCGGTGCTGGCGGCGCTGGCGTTACTGTTAACAATGTAGGTAACGCTGGACAAAACTCTGTATTTGGAAATATTACTGCCACAGGCGGTGGGCGTGGTGGTGGTTATGGCGGTGTTGCCACTTCTGGTGGCTCTGGTGGCGGAGGTGGCGGTGGTAATAGTGAAGTATTTGTTGCACAAGGCACATCAGGGCAAGGCAATGCAGGAACGACAGGCCAATCAAGTGCTAGTCCTTATGTTGGAGGCGGTGGTGGTGGTGCGGGTACAGTTGGAACTGCATTTGCTGGGACAGCCCCTGCTGTAAGAGGTGGTTCTGGCGGTGCTGGTATTGCGTCATCCATCAATGGCACAGTTACCACATACGCTGGTGGTGGTGGTGGGTCTATTGGCTCTAGCGGTTCTTATAACGGCGTAGGCGGTGTAGGGGGCGGCGGTGCTGGTGCTACTTCTTCAGGTGGGAATGCCACATCTGGAGGCGCAAATACAGGGGGAGGTGGTGGTGGTGCTGGCACAGGAACTTCAGGTTCTGGCGGTGATGGCGTTGTCATCGTTTCATACCCAGACGTATATGCGGCGGCGGCATCCACAACAGGTTCGCCAACTGTAAGTACAAGTGGGTCGGGTAGCGTTTCGTTTAGCGGAAGCAGTCAGTATTTAGTCAGTAGCGCATCCTCTAATTTTTCTTTAGGGACAAGCGACTTTTCGGTTGAGTGCTGGGTTTATAAAACAAGCACTACTGGAGATCAAGCGGCTGTTGCTTCTAGTGTTACTGGAAACCTTGACCCGCTTTTCTTTTATTTTAGTAATGGCAGTAATAACGCACTTCTTTATTTATCTAGCAATGGATCAAGTTTTGACATCGCAAGCGCCGTAGCGGTTGGAACTGTTTCGTTAAACACTTGGGCGCATTTAGCTGTTACTAGAGTAGGTACAACATTTACTACGTATTTAAATGGCGTACAAACGTCTACATTTACAAGTTCTGCGAGTATTTATAAATCTGTAAACTCATACGCCATTGGCGGTGGTCAGACATCAATTAACGGTTTTAAAGGCTATATTTCAAATGTTCGTGTTGTTAAAGGCTCTTCGGCTTATTCGGGTGCGTTTACACCATCAACAACCCCATTAACACCAATTACAAATACGGTTCTTTTGGTCAACACTGTATCTGGCGCTCCTTTTGTTGACTCTTCAGCAACAAGTACAACATTTACAGCAACGGGTTCACCCACATGGAACGCCGCCTCACCATTCACAGGTACAGGCTACAAAAACCGTGTGTACACTTGGACATCCAGTGGTTCAATCACCTTCTAAGGAATTAACATGAGCAGTAGATTGGGTGGTTTTATTGCAGGGCAGAACATCAACGTGTCGATTGGCACGGTAACTTTTGGGAATACGCCAGACCTTACATTTGCTTCTGCGCAAGCTGTGCCACCTGTTGGAACACCAGTGCAATTCACAACAACTGGCACGTTACCAACGGGCATCTCTTTAAACACAACGTACTACGTTAGAAGTGTAAGTTCAAGCACTTGCCAAGTTTCCACAACGCAAGGCGGTTCTGCTACGACATACACCAACGGCACAGGTTCGGGCACTCACACGGCTGTAACACAACGCGCATTCAATCCTTATGCAGGCGCTCCTGATACCGTTGAATATTTAGTAGTAGCTGGCGGTGGCGGAGCAGGTAGTTCTTATGGTTCTGGTGGTGGCGCTGGCGGTCTTTTAACCGCAACTAATTATGTTGTTACGGCAGGCTCTGCTTTAACTGTAACTGTTGGTGCTGGCGGTACTGGAGGTGCTGGAGGTTCTGGTGGGGGTATTGGCGCACAAGGTTCAAATTCCGTTTTTAGTGGCATAACGGCGACAGGCGGCGGCTATGGTGTTTTTGGAAACTATGGCACTGGTGGCTCTGGTGGCTCTGGTGGTGGCGGATCAGGTTACGATGGTGGTGCAGGCGGCGCAGGAACATCAGGACAGGGTAATGCTGGTGGTGCTGGTCAAGGCGGCACAGTAAAAGCCGGTGGCGGTGGTGGTGGATCGGGTAGTGTTGGCGGTGCAGCAGCTAACGGAGTTGCGGGAAGTGGTGGAACAGGTGTTTGTTCAACTATTACCGGAGCAAGAGTTTTTTACGCTGGTGGCGGAGGCGGAGGTGCTGAAACTAACAGCGGTGGTGTCGCTGGTGGTTTGGGGGGCGCAGGTGGTGGTGCCGCAGGTATAGTTGGCGCGGGTGTTAATCCCCCAGTAATAAGTCCTAATAATGGTTCAGCTAACACTGGCGGCGGGGGTGGTGGAGCCCCTCAATACTCTGCCGGGGGCACAGGCGGCTCTGGAATCGTCATCATTCGTTACCCGCAAATCAATTCAGTACCAGCATTGGTGACAGGCGCACCCCAAGTAAGTTACAGTGACGGCTATCAAATTTACACTTGGACTTCTTCTGGTTCAATCATTTTCTAAGGAGCAACTATGAGCCATTTCGCAAAAGTAGAGAACGGTGTTGTGACGCAAGTCATCGTCATCGAGCAGGACGTTTTAAACCTTGGTCACTGGGGCGACCCAGCATCTTGGGTTCAAACAAGCTACAACACTTCTGGCGGTCAACACCCCGAAGGCAGGCCCCTTCATAAAAATTATGCGGGTTTGGGATATACATGGGATGGCACAGGCTTCGCGCCTCCACAGCCTTACCCAAGCTGGACTAAAAACGCAGATACATATCTGTGGGAAGCGCCAACTCCAATGCCTGTAGAAGAAGGCAAGATGTTTACATGGGACGAACCCACAACATCTTGGGTTGAAGTCGTAGTACCCGCCTAATAGGAATAATCATGGCTCAATACAGTGGAATGTGGACGCTAAGTCAGGTCAGTCAAGCGGTTAAAAACCAGACTTGGACGGGCTTGCCCCCTGCTGTTATTGAGTATTTAATTGTTGCTGGTGGTGGTGGAGGTGGCGGTTATGGTGGTGCTGGTGGCGGTGCAGGAGGATTACTTGCGGGATTTTCTGGTGTAACTGCCGGAACTCAGTTGTTTATAACTGTTGGTGGTGGCGGTTCGGCAGGGTCAAGTGGTGGAACTGGTGGAACTGCTGGCACTAATTCAGTTTTGCTTGCCACATCTTCTGGCGCTACTACAGGAAACATTGTAGCCACAGGTGGTGGTGGTGGAATGGGCGGTAATGGCACTGTTCCTTCAGTAGGTGGGTCTGGTGGTGGTGCGGCAGGGTCAAACTATTCAGGCCCCGGTACTTCTGGAATCTCAGGTCAAGGTAACGCTGGAGGTGCTTCTGCGGGTTCACCGGGATATAGCGGTGGCGGCGGAGGTGGTGCGGGTACTGTTGGATTAAATTCAACTACTACACTAGGTGGCAACGGTGGCGCTGGTATTGCATCTTCTATTTCTGGCACAGTAACTACTTATGCAGGCGGTGGTGGTGGTTCAACATATAGCCCTTACACAGTTGGTTCTGGTGGTGTTGGTGGTGGTGGCGCTGGTAATTCAACTGCGGGAACTGCTAACACAGGCGGCGGCGGCGGTGGCGGTATCAATGTGCAAGCAGGTGCGGCAGGCGGTTCAGGCATTGTCATTCTTCGCTACCCCGGCTCAATTCAATATTTCACTGGTGGCACAGTAACCTATGCCGCTGGTAATGTTGTTCATACGTTTACATCTTCAGGCTCATTGGCTCCAACAACAGCTACTAATTTGCTTGATAACAACGTAATCGTATTCTTCTCGTCCAACACATGGACAGCTCCTGTTGGCGCAACACAAGTTCA